GAATTCTTGCAGAAATATTTTTGCGGTCATCAAAACCTCTTACTTCTGCTCGTATCCAACGATGTTTAAAACCCTCTGGTGCAGGGGGAGCATCCAACATAGATGGTGGAGCCCATGGTTTTCTTTTGGCTGTCTTTTCTCTAGAAGAATTCGTTCTAGGAGATCGTGCTATCCCTTCAAATTTTTTTGTATCTGTCTTTGCTGTCATATCATCTCTCCTTAATTTCTAACGTATTTTGCGTATTCTTCTAACGGCACACCCAACTTTTTGGCTATTTGCACTTGGCTAGGGGTGAGTCTAACCTTTCGATTGCGTCCATTAGACGTTGGTGCAGTCGATGAACGGGAAACACCCGCCACAGACTGAGTAACTTTTCTAGGTGATGTCTCGCTTTCGACATTACCCTCAAATTCTCTTGGAAACCTATCTCTAAGTCTCCTATCCAACTCATTATAGTATTCATCGGACTTGCCGTCAAATCCTTCGTCCTCAATTAATCTTTTATGAATACCAAAAGCAGCATAAGTCATTGCTTCATCTTGACCAAACCACTTATTTCTAGATGCCCAATCTTCAGCTTTTGGATCAGCTTTTTTAGGAGCTTGTTGCTGTTGAGTTTGGGGTTGTTGATAAGGAAGAGTAGGTTGTTGCTCTTCTTGTTGCTTTTCCTGTTCTTCTCTTTGTTGTTGAGCAACTTTAGCTTGATCGTATCTATCTTTAGCTACTGCAAGTTGAGTAAGTCTTTGTTGAGCACTAACCGTAGCATCTGCATCTCCAAGCTCTACCGCTCTTTTTAGATCAGCTTCAACTTGTTTTTGCTCTACTTCTAAACGACCGCCATATTCGGTCATATACCCTTGGTCTAAGCTTTTGAGCCTTTGTTTGATTTGGCTCGATTCGTCTTGGACTTGTTGAGCATAACGTATAGCTTCTTCCCTCTGCCTTTCAGCTTCACGCATTTTTTTCGTAAGCTTATTAATGCGATTCTGAACAGAGTCCGTATACTGATCGTGCTCATCTTTCTTTTGAGGTTTCTCCACCTCAACTTCAGGTTTCTCTTTAGTTTTCGACTCAATCTTGGTAGTTTTTTTAGATGTCTTCTCATCTTCCTTAACTTCAACTTCAGTGTCTTCATTTGTTTCCAATTCCAACTCTACTTGTTTATCGTCTGTCTGTATTTCTGCCATTTTCTATCCTCTAAAAGCTAACAATGTCATCAGGGTTTTTAATTGATGCTAAAACTTCATCATCATTTAATAATCTAACTTCTCCCCCCTCTATACGGAATCTAGAACCTGCGTATCGAGGAAAGATAATCCAATCTTTTTCTTTACACCATCCACCGTTGGGGAATTTCTCTTCGTCTTTATAGGCTAAATTTCCTAGTTTTAAAACATAACCAACCACAGTTTGTATCTGTGTGTCATCTAAAACTTGTGTTGGAATATGCAAACCACCTTCTGTCATGGCTTTACCTCTGTAAGGTAATACCAAGATACGCCATCCAGTTGGACTAGGCATACGCTCTAAAAGACTATCGGTAACTTCAGAAGGGTCTAGAACGACTTCTTCTTTAGGTTTGTATAGGGTTGCTACGTTCTCTTTTTTATCAGTCATCAAATTGCTCCTGTTTATCCAGCAGGCTCGAGAGTTCCTGCGAAAGGTAATTTAATGCAGTAAGTTCACCCATAAGTTCCCTATACTGCTCCATGTTTTTGACTCCATTGTGTTCTAATACATCTAAAACACTACTTCGTCTTTCTTTTATCTTCTTTTGCACAAACTGTACAAAGTCAATTTCGCTCATATCAGAGTATTCTTACAATAAAAGATAAAAGAATACCATATCTTATACTAAATTGGAATTTATTTCAAAGTGTGGACCATCAATAAATGGTCTCTTACCTTCTTTTCTCCTTGTATCAATATAATCGTTCATTGCTTCTTCCATAGTACCTTCCCAATCAGCAATGTTTCTAATATGCCAAGATGCCCCCCAAACAATCGGTACACCATATTCAATGGCTCCTTGTTTCATCGCATCAGCAATATCATCATAAACTTTTAATTCCCAACATCCTCTTCCACCAACATATGCCATCAGATCAACAGCTAAACCTTTTAAGTGTTTACTGTTCATTGTTTTTGATGCACCTGCTGCTACAAGCTCTTTTTGTTTTTCTAATGTTCTAACACCTTCGATAACACCAAAATCTACTTTGGTAACACCTATGGCATACTTTACGACTTTAATTAAGTCTGGGTCTACACTATCTAATCGGTCTAGTGATCTTTGTGATAATTTAAAACTCATTTAGTTAGTCCTTTACTTTTTTCAAAAGTTCTTAATCCACCTAATCCCAACATACCTAACAATACAGTCATCAAACTATCCATATCAAATTTAGGTAATTGATCTATTGTAAAAGTTTCTGTTGGAAAACTTGCTAGAATAAAAACAACAATAGGATACAAAATAAAGTGATAAGCTAAGGCTACCCCACATACCCAGCCGATAAATGGTCTCCATCCTGCCACAAAAATACTGCGATGCTGTGCTTCTGCTTTGTTAACATCCACTTGTGCCATATTGCTTTCATGAGCATGTTTTTGTGCCATTGTAGCAATATCATGGGCTAGTTGATTCTTCTGGTCTTTATCCTCGATAAACTTATCCAACAGTCCTGCCACGGGACCGATCAAACTTTTTAACATCTTGTCTCCTAGAAAAAGGGTAAGAATCCACCTATACCCGAACTAAAAGAACCCTGAAATGGATAACCATAAACAGGTGGCATATAGCGATTCATCATTTGTTGTTGATAGTATTGGTTTTCTTTTGGTAAATACATTTGTGGGTAGTTACCATAAAATGAGGGCTGTTGAGTATTCTCTTGATTAAATACTCCTGTTTGTAAACTACCTAACTTATCTAATCGGTTAGTTAGTCCAGAAAACTTTTCTTCCAACGAACCTAACCTTTGCTCCATTGTTTGTTGAGGTTGTGGCATCTGTGGTTGAGGTATTTGTGGCTGTGCCATCATCGGTTGGTTTACCGTTGGCATCTGCATGGGCATACTAAATTGTGGTGCTAAATCCATTATCGTGACCTACTCATATACGCTGTTGCTCCAAAATAAAAACCTACAATGGATGCTTGTCCTAAATAAAATAATCCTAATAAATCAGCTAATGCTGATACTCTTGTTTCTGACACAAGAGGTAAAAACAACAAAAAGGTAAAAACAATCATACTGCCAATAGCTGTCCAAGACATTTGTTTTTGAGCGTGACTTTTTTCTTCTCGTAGCTCAAGCTCCATCATTTCTTTTGACTTTGCTATTTCTGCATCGTCTACTGTGCCATCGTGATTTAAATCAAACTCATTGTAACGACTTTCAGGCTCTAGTTTTTTTACCATTCTTCCTTTTTCCTGCATTAGATAATGCAATAGCTACAGCTTGTTTTTGTTTATATCCTTCTCCAATAAGTTTTTTAATATTCTTACTTATCGTTTTTTCCGATGATCCACTCAATAAAGGCATCTATTTTTTTCTCAACAACTAGTATAACGCCCAGAACGGAGAGCAGCACCCATTCCTCGCTTCTGTCCAGTAACTTTCTTACCGACTGCCGTATTTGGTGTAGCTTCTTCGATACATTGTGCATAGGGTATTGATCCTTGTCCTTGAATTTCAGCAACTTTACTTGGAGCTGGTGGCTCTTGTATTGGTGCACCTAAAATTTTAACTTTTGACATAACTATTTTCCTTTATTTCGTTGTTTAATCATTTCTCTTTGATTGGTAGCTTGTATTCTTTCTCTAGCAATATTCGTTTGACTATCTATTCTTTCATCAAACTGTCTAGCTCTTTCTGCCATCTTCTGTCTTTCGAGTTGAATCTTTGCTTGGTCATTTAAAGCATCTGCTTGAGCTTGTTGCTGTTTAATACCTAATTCTTGCTGTTTTAGAGCAACAACAGGGTCAGCACCTTGCTCTCCACCACCTGCAATCTGTGCACTTAACATTTTCACGTTCTGCATTTCTTGAGCAATAATTTGTGCTGTCATTGCTTCATACTCAATCATCTGATCTTCCGTTGGAGATAGACCTTGATTCTGTTGCATAAACAATATCATTGTTTGCTCTTGTGCTTTAAGTTTAGCGTGTTCCATAACGTGCTTTTGTAAATCAATCGCAACCTTTGGACTAGCTAATGCTAATGGAGAAGAACCAAAAACTAAGTGTGCCATAATGTGAGCATCATGGTCTTGTCCTTCAAAAGCTTTTAACTCTGTGTTTTCTAGTGCATCAATGTTTTCTTGAGCAGGGTCTTTTGGTATTGGCTCATCTGATGATGGTGCTCTAAGAATCTTATCAATATCTCTAACACCTAATGCTTCATACATTCTTCTGAAAGCTTCATACATGTTATGTAGTTCAGGTGCTTGAGCAGCTAGTTGCATTTGTGTTTGAGCTAAAGCAATACGCTGTGCTTGAGAAAATATATTCGGATTTGAAACAGGAATAATATCTACCCTATCGTCAAAGTCGGCTGCCATAACAGACTGCTCTGCGTTTTCAATACTGTAAGGATATTCTTGTGGTAAATACTCCGACATTACTTTTGCAAGAAGTTTAAACTCTTGTTTCATTGCATAATGTAATCTCTTATGTATGGCACTCATAACTCTTGTGCCTTGCTCTAACATTGCAACAGTTGTACCAACGGCTGCTTGTTGATTACCGTCTCCTACTTTTAAATCAGTAATGGTTGCAAATCTTTGTCCTGCCTGAACCACAAAACCAAGTAACTGGAACAGCGTTGAATCTGGTCCCTTAAATGGTAATGGCATCAAGCTATCACGAATCGCTCCACCGGGTGCGTCTACATCTCTAAACTCACCGGGTTGTAGTGGGTCACTATCATCTCTAATACGAAGTCCCCGAGCTTTGAATCCTGCGGGTAGATTTGATAACGTACCTGCATCTATGAGTTGTCTCAAGGCTGCTGTGGCAGTTCGGGAGAGTCCACCAATGGTATGAATTAAACCTAATCCATAAAATCCAAAGCCGGGAAGAAACTTATAATGCACAAAATACTGTATCTTTCTCTTTTGTGGATCATCCTCTTTGTAGTTTCTTCTTATTGATAAAATCTGACCATTGTCTTCACTTACTGTAACAACATATGGCACTTTAATTCCTGTTGGTTCCCCATTCTCATCTTTGTCTTCATAACCTTTGAGGTCTAAATCAACATGACATTCAAGCAATGTACAGTCATAGTCAATATTACTAGGCTGAACGCCATCAATATAATCAATTTCATTGGACACACTATCCGTTGGGTTCTGTGCAGGATGCACGGGAATATCTCTATAAAAACCACTAATTTGTTTTTTACGAAGCTCATTTAAATCCATTCGGACAACTTGCGTAATATTTGGGCAAGTATCTAAATCATTAGCTTCATAAGGCACAACTAAATGCTCGGCTGGAACAAACTTACTAACCGCTCTTTCCATTCCGTCATCGTAGTAAACTTTCTTGAAAGTTGATCCTGCCAATGGGAGATAAAATAACATCTGATCAAACTCTGGAGTATATTCTTCCATGACATTAGTCATGTAGTAATTCATAAACTCTCGAACTCTTTTAGCTTGTTCTTCTTTCTCTTTAGTGGGAGTCCCCATAATGGTTGTCCTAACTGGACCCATTGGAGGTAATAATTCATTAAATGCTTGAGCTTGAAACTGTGTGGCAGCTTCAGCTAACAACGGATGCGTTACACCTGTTGCTCCTCTAAAAGGTTGGGTACGCTCTTCGTAATTAAATCCAAGAAGTTCTAATCCATTAGCATACGCATCTTCCCAATCTTTACGAGAAGACTTGTTTGCGTCATATTCACTAACTAAATCAGAAGATAATCGACCTAATTCACTGTCATCGATTTCTGTTGCAAGGTTTCTGTAAAACTCTCCAGTCATTGGATTGTCTTCAGCAGTGGGGTCTAAATCAATTGTTACACCACCGTCTTCTGTCATTTCAATTTCAATACCGTCTGGAATGTCGGTCTTGAATGTTGCAGCAGGCATCTCAATTTCTAAATCTGTTTGAACGTCCTCTACTTTTGGATCGTCAGTAACTCTTTCTACCAAAGATACTGGTGGTGGGCTTTCTGCCATACCTATCTTCTCCTTTTAGCTCGTGTATGTCCTTTAATGGCAATACCATCAATAGATTTTTTCTTTTTACCTTTAACTGCACCACCTTTTGAAAATTTTCCTACGGTATCCATTCCCATACTTGATTCGGGTGACTGAACCGTTTTAACTATTTTTTTAACTGTTTTCTTTACGGCACCGGGAGCTCCTTTAATAGCATCCACTGCTACTTCAGAAACAGTTCTAAAATCGTATCCTTCCGATTCCATCTCTTTTATAATGTCTTTTCCAACCTTTAGATTGTGTTTCATTATCTCTTCTTGACTCATACCTGAATCAAAACCTTTAGAAACTTTACTTAATCTATTTTTATACTCTTTTTGAGTTTCTCCTTTAGTATACTCTGCCATAATATTTTCCTATATTCTATACCTATATTATTCTATATAAACATGTTTCTTGCAACAGAAGACAATGTTACCACACCTCGGGGCTGTTTGAACATGTTTCTTGCAATATGGTTCAATGATCCTACCCCACGAACCTCGCCACCGTCTTTAAATTTGTATATAGTGCCTGAAATAAAACCTCTATGGTCAAGATCACTTTCTTTTTTATAAATCTTATATAAATTATCTTTACCTAATGTTTGTTCTATAGCATTATTAAAACTTTGTCTGTTAATTTTTAAACCACGTTCTTGTAAACTATTCAGAGCTTCTATTATGTCTCTCAACATTTCTGCTTGGTTTG